ATCCTCTATACGGTATGGGTAGGCTCCCCATTTACGGGGGCCTATCGACGGCAAGACTTCCGCAGGGAAGAATGCATAAATACCTTGACTTCTACTGCATACCCCTCAGAGGCTCAAACAGCCCCTCTAAGCGAATACAGGTGATACCTATGTATTGCTATTGGTAGGGTGCCGAACGTTCCACCTAGACGATATTCGTCTAAGTCGTTGATTCTATTCGCTTATCTACTGGTCCCTGTTTGTGCGCCTTTTACGCGCCTACCTCTACACATCTTAGTACTACGCTTGACTTCTATGCTTGACTTCGTCATACTTGGCGCTGTTGTATCGGTGTCGGCGCACCTAGAGTTAATTCGCCGGGGCGCGGGTTTATCCTGCACCGCTGGGTTGTCGAGGGGAGCGGTCTACTGAGAGTCTCCCCACTGTGTCGAGCGCGGACTGTTTCAAGAGCCGCCTGACCTGAGTACGATTTAAACCCGGCGCACGAAGTGAAAAACGCCCCGAGTACCCAAAAGGTTAATCGCCTTTATCCCACCGCGTGTGGGGTAACACGATGTACCTTTATACCAACTGCGAAGGATCACAATATGAACGTAGAACAAACTGAACGCGGCACTGTGTTGTCTGAACAGGTAATGCTCGCATCTGTCCACGTCTCACAAGGTAGTAAGAAGGTCCGCGACCTTACTCATGCGTCTAAACTCGCCGCACAGGAGGATGCTGACAACGATCTGGTCAACGTCACTACCTCCCTCCTTAACAAAGCATTTCCACGCTCTACCAAACTGGCTGGTTTAATCTACGCCGCGCACCGGACCTTGACGTTCCAACTGCCACGCAATGGCGGTGGACAAATGAAAGGGCCGGGCGTGCTGGCGAACAAACTAGCGGAGCGTTATCTCGATGAGATAACTGACCTTATCAACCAATTCGATACCGCCGCCGATGAAGAGTGCGAGGCGTTGCCCGCCTTTGTATCGAAGGAACGTCACCGTCTTGGTAAGATGTTTGACTTCACTAATTACCCTGACCCGGACACCATGCGCGAGCGTTTTGGCGCGTCTGTTCATCTGGATGGTCTGCCCAAGGTCGAGAGTATAAGCGCCGGGTCGTACACTCAAAGTCAGCAGAGCATGGCGCAAGAAAAGCAGGACCAGATCGCCGATAGCATGGGCAAGCAAATACTGATCCGACTGCTGGAACACGTCAGCCACATGGCTAATGTTACCGGCAAAGAGAACGGCAAGGTGTTCAACTCTTTGCTCGGGAATGTTCGGGAATTGGCCGAGGTAATCATCCCGTGTTGTAACGTCAACAACGACCCCGAACTGACCAAGATCGCGGCAGATCTAAGGAAAGTTCTTGTCTACTCCGATGATCAGATCCGAAACGCCCCGACGGCGCGACAGCATGTCGCTAAAGAGTCGGCGAAAGTTGCGGCAAAGATTGGCGAGTATGCTAAGGCTCAAGGTGTCACCAAGGCAGACCTCACTGCAACCGCCCAACAAAAAGCGGCGTCCTACTTCTAAAGTTAATCGCCTTTATCCCCCTTCGGGGGGATAACACGATGTACTTTTATCAACTGCGAAGGTAACAAAAATGCAAGACAACAACCTTACTGCTGTCCCGATGAATCACTCGCACATGCCGCGCATGATTCAAAAACACATGGAAACGAAGGTGCCTATGTTTATCTGGTCACCCCCCGGATGCGGCAAGACCGCCATTGTTGAGGCGATCTGTGAGCAATTCGGTTGGCGGCTTATCGACCTGCGTCTAGCACAGATGGATACGGTGGACGTTCGAGGTATCCCCTTTATCTTTGAAGGGCGCACCTACTACGCCGCACCCGGAGCATTACCCCCGGAAGATGGTAGTTGGGGGCCGTGCATTATTTTCCTCGACGAGTACATGCAAGCAAGGCAGGACGTGGCCGCTGTGTCCGGGCAACTGGTCAACGAGCGCCGCTTGGGCGACTACCATCTGCCCGATAATGTCCTAATCATGGCCGCATCTAACCGGGCGGGTGATCGCGCCGCATCTGGCCGTATGCCTACTCAGATCGCTAACCGATTCTTACATTATGAATTGGTCGTGCGTCCGACTGAGTGGTGCGACTGGGCAACAGCGAACGGTATCGATGACCGCGTCGTTGCGTTCATTCGTTTCCGTCCGGAACTGGTGTATCAATTCGATCCGAAGGCAACAGCCCCGGCCTACCCCACATTAAGAACTTGGGAGAAGGTCAGTACCATGATCAAGGGCGAGGCATCTAGCGACGTTGAATACATTCGCCGCGTCACCTATGCCGCAGTTGGCGAGGGTGCTGGCGCTGAGTTCGTCGGGTTCGTCACCGCTCTGGAAAATCTTCCAGACATTGACGCGATCATCGCCGACCCCGATGCTCACGATGATCCAGAACGCCCGGACCTGCGTTTTGCAGTCGCCGCCGCTTTGGGTCGCCGAGCGGATCAAGGTAACGTGGAATCGATCTGGTCTTATCTGCTCAAGTTGCCCGCCGAATGGCAAGTACTCTGGAGTAAGGACGTGGTGTCTCTGGGAGATTTCGATCTAACCCAGCACCCCGTTTACAATGAAATCATATCCTTACACCGGGATATTCTCACAGCATAGGGCGCATTGCCTCATAACCCCGCCGAGGGGTTATGCACAATACATCCTACTATCAACAAACTGCGAAGGTACAAAAATGCAAGAAGAACGTCTACGAAGACGGTTAACCCGTCTAGTTTTGAAACGCCCATTTGTTGGAAGTCTCGCGCTGAGAATGCCGTTAGTGCTGGACAACACACAGCCCACCGCCTACACCGATACTAAGGTAATAGGGTTCAACGAACACTTTATCGCAGGGTTAACCGATCCTGAGTGTGACATGTTGCTCATGCACGAAGTCTTCCACGTCGTTCTTAAGCACGCATTCCGACGTGAGGGGCGTGATCATACCAACTGGAATGTCGCTGGTGATCATGTCATCAATCTTATGTTGGTTGAGGACGGCATGACCATGCCCGAGTGCGGGCTGTTCGATAAGAAGTACGCGGGCTGGACAACTGACCGCGTGTATGCCGATGTAAATAAAATCGACAACCAGCCCGAAGGTGATCAGCCCGAAGGTGATCAGCCGGGGGACGGCGGCCAACCATCAAGTACTTCGGAGTACGGTCCCGGTGATGTCCCATCATACGAGGAGGCCATGCGTGACGGCACCTTCGGCGAAGTGCGCGACTGCCCTGTAAACGAAGAGGGGCTGGCTGATCTCGAACAGGAGATGGAATGGGAAGCCGCCATTGTCATAGCGTCAGCGCAGGAAAAAAGCCGGGGTACTATGCCCGGTTACTGGCAGTCGATGATCGATCAGCGCAACCAGACGCATATAGACTGGACCGAGGCACTCGCCAACTTTCTATCAGATGCTGGCAACAACATCACCTCAACATGGGCGCGTGCTAACCGGCGCTTTATTGGCGGCGGTGACTACTTCCCATCGATCAAGCGAGAAGGTATCGAGCATCTGGTCATCGCAGTCGATACGTCCGGGTCGGTGTCAGATCCGGAGTTAAAGCAATTCCTCTCCGAGGCGATGGAGATCGCGGGGCTGTTCAATCCCAAGGTGACCTTCCTGCCCTGCGACACGCGACTAGGCGACGTGCAGACTTTCGAGGCTGGCGAGTACCCTGATGAAATAACCGGCTGGTCTACCAAGGGTCGCGGTGGTACATATTTTGAGCCACCGTTCGACTATGTCGAGAATGTCATGGAAGACGTGCCGACCGCCATGATCTACTTTACAGATGGGGAGGCTAACTTCCCCCCGGAGCCAGACTATCCGGTACTCTGGGGTATCTCACACATGGGCGACACACCAGCGCCTTGGGGAACATCGATCGAAGTGGTCCTATAGTTCTTCGCAGAACGTCGCGCCCTCCCGACGATAAAATTGGGGGGCACTATCACTACTCACTATCACAAAATCGGAGCCGCAAAATGAGACACAGCAAGAGATCCGGTAACATAGCGCGGGCGTCACTGCTGGTATACCCATGCCCAGACGCTCACAACGAGTTGACCACACCCTCCTCCTTCAACTTCACAGCCAGACTAGCGAGAGGCGGGGAAAGGACCACAAGGCTACAAGTAGATAACCTCAAATTTCAATTGCACCAGCACGGACAGTCCCAACGGCTCGACGGGGAGTACGTCGCACGCACGGGTTTAGAAAGCCCCGCGTATGTAATGATTGGCGACACGGCTGTAAAAACTTTCCCCCTGTCGGTAGGCCGGGAGGGGTGGATGAATAACTTCGCCACGGTGGCGCTCGATATTCATAAAATTCGCACAGTTAATCAAAAACTCGCGAAACTCTACAGCGTAATCTTAGAGAAGAAATTATGCCTCAATCTCAAATGGGTTAACTTCGTTGAGTCATTCGCCATAGAGGAGTGCCGCGTTCTCTCCGGGAAAGATGGAATCGCTAATCATAGAACGGCGCTCTTCTCAATCCATGATCTTTTTAGGAACTCTCAATTACCGCTCGAAGGAGCCGACAAACTTATAAAATTTTGCGACTACCTGACACCCCATGCCAAGAACTTTGAAGTAACCGGGAAAGGTTACTACTGCGATAGGCTCCAAGAACGAGACTGGGCATTAAGCGGGGGGCGGACGCTGGCGGTATTCACAGGAGGTCTTCCCGGTGCCGCAGGGATATGGACATGCCGATGACAATCACGGAAGAAATGTTAAGCGACCTTGAGGCCGCAACTGCACACATGGACGCAATCGGCCAAAGCCCTCCCGGCGTTCAATTTTCGGTGATGATCCTATCTGCAATCTTTCTTCAATTGGGCGCAAACAAATCTCTGCACGCTAACGACGCAGTACCCCTAGAGAAAATATTTAAGAGCGGCCTAGTCGTGGCTAATGCAATGATTGCCGAAGGCGTCCTCTCATTCGAGGAAAGCGATGACGATACAGACATCGCAGTCTACGGAAACACCAACACTCTACATTAGGAGATTTATATGGAAGCGTTATGTTTGATCATGCTAGTAGCCGCAATATTTGTCTTTGGGGTATAGGGATATGGATAAAACTCCCACCAAGATCTATATGGCATCGTCGTTCGCCCACTACAAATCTGGCACCGATCTGCTAGAGGTTATGTCATGGGTTCGCGATATGGACATCCTCTGCTTTGGGAAGTACGCCCCGAAATCTCGCGCCAAACGTAGGAAGGTGCGCGATTATCAAATAAAAATGACGGTCGAGTACCGCACCAATACCCTCTTTGATGAGGGGGAAATCACGCACATCGACTATGTGAATTATTAGAAGATCCATCGACCATGCGCCTTCAAGCGAGGGCGCATTACGATGCAACTTCGCATCAACAACTTGGAAGGAAACTAAGATGAGAACAGGACGACCTAGAACTCAACCCCCAATCACCACACGATCATTAACGGTAAAGAACGACACCGCCCTAAAACTCTCGACGTTGCAAAAGGAATTAACAGAGATCTATGGGCATCATGTGTCATTCGCTGATGTAGTTGAGCAATTGATTCAAAATTGCACCCGACAAACATCCAGCCGACATTGGAAGTGGGAGATACAGAAGAATCCCATCTCCCGCAAAGTCATGTCAAAGATCGACGTTGAGGCGCTTCGGAACGACTGGAAAAATCGCAACACACCCTTCTAACCACAGCATAAACTTGAGGAGACCAACCTTATGTTTGAGGAGACCAACCTTATGCACGATACGGTAATGACGTTAAGGATATCCAAGAGGCTATCTGCCAACCTAACCACCACAGCGTCCGATATTGGATGGACAAAGAGCGACTTGATCAGGTTCAGCCTCGAAACGATACTGCGCGACCCAGTAGTCTCCAAACTCGCCGATCTACAGAAGGATAAAATCGAACTAACCGCTCTAGGATTACGCCGGGTCGATACACAGCCCTAAATAACTTAATCACCCCGATACTCAGGTAACTCTGGGTGTCGGGGTTTTTTTTTGAGCGTAAGAAATGTTATGTTTTTTAATAAGAAATCTTATCTCTGGCTGCACCACATTTTTTTTGACACCCTCTCCACAAGTACTACGAGGGAAGGGAGATGCTATTCCCGCAACCACATTTTGCTGTCCCTTCAGCAGGATTAACAAGGAACGCCTTGGAAAAGCCCTCATCTTGATAATCCAATTCCCCTCCGGACAGGTATAACTGTGCCGTTTCATCAGCAAAGCGCACATTACCAGCCACAACCAACTCCTTCGAGGCGCTCACAGTGGCCTTATCCAGCGTGACAATCAGTCCATTACACCCGCCGCCACGCAACCCAATCTCCAGACACTCGCCATCGCCCAACATAGAATCCAATTGGCCTTTTGCTTTTTCGGTAATAACCACTGAACTCTGCTCCCCTATTTGCAGGTTGTGTTTTCAGTTTCGACCCCACCTACCAAGTACTTGAGAGGAATAATCAAAATTTAGGCTGCCGCGATGTAAATCGCGCCAGCATCCCGATTGTTACTGTCAAGAAGTTAGCAAGAAGGGTGCATTTCATGTGGTCTTGTGTGCGGGCCGGAGAAATAACACAACATGTTGTGGAATCGAAATCCACAACTTAAAAAAACTTAGTGGTATCGTTACGGAAAAACAACATCATCACGGCGTACTACGCACGTCCCAACTCTCCGGCAAACACTAGCCGCCGCAGAATTCGCCATGCGTAAGCCTTCCTTGATCCCAATCCCCATCGCTTGAGCGGCAACGAACACAGCGATTACCGTGTCGCCAGCACCAGTGACATCTATTACTTCAGTAATTGATGATCCACTAACGTCGAAATCTTCTTCGCCCGAATAAAATATCCCCCCGCTTCCAAGGGTTAATAGAATCGCCTCTATCCCGAACTTTTTTCTGAGAGCGGAACACCCTTCTGTCAAGTTCTTGAGGTCGCCACCCGCTTTCGCATATTCTTTCAGGTTCGGCGTGATAGTGAAACATCCCCGGTAAATATTCCAATCATCACTTTTGGGATCGACATAAACCTGAAGCCCCTGGTTGACAGCGATTTGTATAATTTTCTGGGCGGCTCCTCCCAAGTGCTTTCCATAGTCCGATAAAATCACTGGACCCGTATGCTCGCGGAGTGCCTCCACTAGATATTTAAGAAAGTCACCGGCCACGAACGGGCCAACCTTTTCACGGTCAACCCTTAAAATGTGTCGATTATCCGAGATAAATCTTGTTTTCAGGGTTGTGGGGATAGCGTCTTCCATCTGAAGATGGACGCTTGAGACATCCTTTAATTGGTCGGCCAGTATGTCCGCTTCGGCATCCCGCCCCGTAACCCCCATCAAAGCCGTCTTAATTCCCATCGCTTGGCAATTTAACGCAACATTCGCCGCGCCACCAGCCCGATAGTCGGTGGCTCCTTGTAACATAACCGGAACTGGAGCCTCCGGGGATAGGCGATCACACCTCCCAGACACATATTTGTCCAGAATAACGTCGCCCGTCACGAGAACTTTGTCATATATCAAGGTGCACCTCGCCCTAGTATCAATTGTACCATTATGGAGTGTATCCATCCCATTTTTACCTCTTTATTATCAAGTACTTACAGCGTTCACCTATTGACAGGGTTACTCTGCGACATGACCCGAGTCCTGCAACGCCTGTTGCGCGCCAGTCATTGCCGACGCCAATGCGATGTCCAGTTTATCAATTATTTCTATCTGCCATCGCGAAATTGTAGAACTCCCAACGCCATATTTTTTCCCCCACCACTTTGTGGTATGTCGGGGCCGCTCCATCGCCCAACCCCTCACAATGTCAAACGTGAACCACTTATCCCTAGACAAAGATTTACTCACCCACCCGGCAATCTCCTCGCCGCGTTCATATCCACCAGTGAAATAAGTTTGGAGAATGGCGCACTCCAGTGGAGTCAAGACCTTCTGAACAGCCTTCAAGATATAGTTAGCCTCGACAATCTTCTCCCAAGGCGAACACCCAACGCAATACTCTATGCCAGACGTTTTCCGAGCCATCCGATAAATTGACGGTGATTGGCAAATCGGTGTTCGAAGGCGACGGATTGCCCAAGATATGGCTACATGAGCAGATGGGAAATCAGGGTCACCGGCCATGGGCTCTCTCCAACATCTCGATAGCAACCCCACTCTTTATGTGCTTATCCGTGACTCGAATAACGCAGATACCCATAAGAGCGGCCTCATTATATTTCTCGCAATCCGAAATGAATCCCTGCGGTCTGTTGTGCCTACCTCGGACCCACACTCCACCCTCGACCTCACAAGCAACTTTAAGAGAGGGCCAATAAAAATCAAACTTCCACCTGCGAGTGGGGTGAAACCTATACTCCCTCTCCGGGACATTCATCCCTACCGCCTTGATTTGCATGAGCATTTCTTCCTCTAGAGTACTTGAAGACACGCTGTTACTCCTCTTTGCACATAACAAAAAAAATCCCCGCCGAAGCGAGGATGGAGAGGAATGAGGTAAAGCCGGGGCTATTTATCATGGCCCTTCTTCTTTATCCAAATTTCAACACTGTCGAGAGGCCCAAAGTACTCGCGCACTACGGTACACAAAGCGACAGCATCAGGCATATTTTTTTTCATCCAGTCCCACTGGCCGCGTTTCGACCCAAACTTTTTTTGCCAATGGGTCGGGGCAGTTTTTTCTTCTGGATAATAACCAAGAATCGAAACCTCTTCTGTTAATTCACGCACCCAATATTTTCCCCATACCAGTTGTCCTCAAATGGTCCCGACAGCGTTCTCCCCAATCTTCCATCGGCTCATCATCCTTTCTGGATAACCCCATAGACGCTAGTGTATCCGCAAGCAACCGAAGATGCACCTTATTATACTTTCGCGTCCAATGCCAAGCGCAAACCATGCCGTTGTCCTCAACGTAATGCGTTCCATCCTTCTCGCAACTGATGCACTTCTGAACCGGGCCAGATTCAACCGGGTCTTTGACAACACGAGCCTCATCCTTCCACCTCTCTCCTTTAAGCCATGTAGTGGGGTTTGGCCGAGATGGGAGAAAAACACCATTTTGCTTTCTAGTTCGCTCGTCCGGGTAAAGTTCAACCATCTTTCGACGATACGCCTCTTGCTTGGCAAACTCCTCCTTTATTACGCCAAAAAGCGTAAGCCACTCTTCCTCACGAACCTTCTTGAATGGCTTCTTGAAGGCATCCCGTGCCGTCCCGTGACCAACCTTAGCCCCGACACCCGTGGGTAACAAAGACCAAAAAGACTCAAACATCGTTGTCAATTTAGTATCTTGTTTTTCTGTCAACTTCTTCATTCCGATTCTCCATAACCATACTAATGCCGAAAAATTGATCCGGGGTCAAGTTCTTTGGGATCGTGAGCCTTTTGCAGGGAGACTTGACCAACTCTTGTCTGCGGAGGTTAGCGTCAGGTTCGGGCGATGTAGGGTTTATCGTTCCCTACATATGCGGACCTCCGATAGGGACCATTCTTACAAACTCCCACGAGAAAAGTCAATACCCAAAAACCCCAGTGTTTATGCGGCCTCAGAGGGAGACTTATTCTCCATGATATTCTTCTTGACAATATCTTGACAAAAGTTTAGAGTTCGCTGGATGAAAATTAGTAAGGAGGTGTTCCACCCGAGCCTCACGGGCCAACGCTTTTATCGTACATTTTTTCGTTGCGCCCAGACATCGGTAGTGGGTCGCGCTGTCGGGCGCGAAGGCGCGGGAGCCTCCTCCGAGTTTATCCCAAGCCAAAAACCCGGACAGTCGGGGAAGCCACCGGGCCCGGAAGAGCCCGGTGGCCCTTTGATCACAACGAGGAATAGATATGCCCAATCCCAAGATGTTCGTAAAAGATGGATGGCAAGGAATTTGGAGGCCAGAAAGGAAGATGCTCGACATCTATCGTTTGGAAGATGACCGCGCTGACCTAAAAGACGAGTTGTCGATAAAGGTTAAGTCTGAAAAGCGGGCCAAAGAATACTTCGATGCGCTACAAGAATAAAAAGTATCTTGCGTGGTTGGCGCAAAACGAACACGAGTGCGTTATGTGCGGACATGAAGGATGGGACGATAACCAAATCATTCCACACCACGCAATTTCCATACCCGGATTAGCCCTTGGCGGTACAGGAATGAAAGCGTCCGACACCTTGGCGATGCCAATGCATGTCAAGTGCCACATCGAATTTCATGCAGAGTTTCACAAACACAAAGAGGAGCAACCAATTTGGCTGATGAAATCACAGGAGAGAATTTTGCGATTGATATGCAACCAGACCCGCACCTTCTCTTGGACCGTAAATGGATAGCACTGATTATCCTAGAGAATTGCGAAGAGATTGTTGATCTCATGCGACCATTGCTAAAAAAGAGTCTTGGGGTCCAGCCATTGACAGAACAGGAACACGCGCTGATATCTTTCTTCGAGGAAGAGGCGCGCTTCGGGATTTATACTGAGGATCAAAAGGAGGCGGGCGCAGGACCGGGTCGCAACACATGACTGCTCGTCACCCTCGTGTTGGGTGGACCGCTTCTTACATACTACTTCGGAGGAAAAATACCAATGAGTAATATTGTAAGTGATGATCAGGTTAGCAAAGCGTTGGATTTTCTTTCTACCACCGATAGAGATTGCGCTGTCAAGAAAGCCCTGATGAAAGGGTTAGAACATCAGCGTCACACACAGAAGTCTCTCGCGATGCTTGACGCCGAAACCAAGAGCATTCATTCGGGGGAGAAATTATCTGTCTCGAAAAAAGAAACGCTCGCTTTTACGTCGGATCGATACGTTGAGTTCTTACAGAAATATGAAACTTCTGTTGTCGAGTATGAAACGATCAACAACCAACGCCACTACCAGATTGGGCTAATTGAAGTGTGGCGATCTGAACAAGCAAACCGAAGAAAGGGAAACATATGACAAATGAAAAGAGTGGACTGATTTCAAAACAAATAGGCGAGTGGGTCAAACAGCCGGGAGAAGAAATGATTACGGGAGATAGGATGAGCGAGTTTTTTAAAGCGAATGACGAAGAAGAGGAGGTTGAAGTCTCCAAAGGTTTTTTTTTCATCTCCCCAAATCGGTCAAATCTCTTTATGGCTTTGTCAAAAGCGCAGGGCGAGATCGATGCGGCGATGAAGACAAATGAAAATAGTTACTTCACTTCAAAATATGCGGACATCCACGACATTGGTCAGGCCGTGAAAGGGCCGTTAGCAAAAAATGACTTATTTTATTCGCAACTCTGGATGAAGGGTGCCAGCCCTAAAGAAGTTCTCATAGTGACGCTTGTTGGGCACAAGTCTGGCGAGTACCTGCAAACCGAATCAAGTATGCAGTGTAAGGAATACGATAACCCACAAAAAATGGGAAGCATTATTTCTTATGCAAAACGGTATGCCTTATCCGGAATTCTGGGCGTTACTTCCACAGAAAAAAGACTAGACGACGACGCCAACGTGGTGACGATGACCGAGGTGTCCGATCCGAAGACGCTTTTGAAATTGAAAGGGGCGGCTTCGTCAGGTGCTAAGTCTCTAACGTCTGCTTGGAAGAACCTCAGAGTAGAGGATCGAAAAAAGATATCGCCAGCGGACATATCTTCCCTAAAATCAGAGGCTAAGAAAAATGAACCTTCAACAACAAAGCCCCCAGTGGTTCGCGGCGAGGGAGTCCAGACTGACGGCTAGTGATTTTGGTTCAGCCGCCGGGGTTAAAGGAGCCTACAAGACGCGAAAAAAATTATGGGAACTAAAAACAGGGCGAGACTGGGTTGAGAAAAATGACTTCATGCAATATGGGTTGGATACGGAACCCATTGCGAGGGCTACGTTTGAGGTTATTACAGGCGACATCGTGCGCGATAGCGATCTTGTTATCCATCCTGATTTTGATTTTCTGGCTTGTTCACCTGATGGGCTTATTGGTTCTGGGAGTGTTTTGGAGATTAAGTGCCCGACTAGAGCCGTACACAGTAGCATCAGTGAACAATTTCTTGGACAAATCTTTGGGCAACTTGCCTGTACTGGACGAGAGACTGCCTTATTTTTTTCGTACCACCCACGAGGACAACGATTATGGCAAGTAAAGTGGTCCGAAGAATACTGGAATTGGCTGTTCCCACTATTGGAGGATTTTTGGAATCATGTTATCGAGGATGAATGCCCCCAAAGAAGAAAGCGTGAATCATTCACTGGAGAGTTGGAAATCAGCGAACTGCCGATCATGCGTTAACTATTCGGCAATGATTACGCCAAGCGGCCCCTCGCCGTTCAAGCACGAAGAGGACGTAGATACGCCGCCGCACACAGTAAAATACTACACCAAGCAAGGATTTTGCTGGCATCACAAAGACGATCTTTTTGTCACCCGCGCCTGTGGCGCATTTCAGAGGAAATAAAATGGCTTACGAACACAATCCCGGAAACGGATCTCTCTTCAAAAACAAAAGCATGAAGACCGACAAGTCACCAGCGTATACGGGTGGGGGTAAAATAATTATTCCTCCCATGCCCAATGGCGGGGAGTTCATAGTTGATATTGCTGGATGGATCAAAGATGGTGCCAACGGTAAATATATTTCCCTCTCCTTAAAGGAAGATAAATACTCACCGCAAACCGCCGAGTATGTACCCGGATCAGACACCCAAGAGATGGATGACGATCTCCCATTTTGAATGCCCTCCTTCTAAGTAGAGCGGATACCCTCCAGTACTTGGGGGTTAGTCGCCACCTTTTTAATCTTGAGATTCGACCATTCGTTCAAGAGGTTAGATTAGGCAGAAGGATATTTTTTAGGCGGGCAGAAATCAATAAGTTCGTGGAGGAGTTTTACACAGAGAGTGCAGTACAGGCGGGGGGATCAAATGGGATTATCTAAACGAGGCCAAATTTGGCATATGTATAAGATGGTCAAGGTTGGCGGGAACAAGGTTGAGATTCGAGAAAGTTCTGGGAAGTCAGTGAAGAGAGATGCTCAAGAAATCTTGGATCGAAGGGTTAGGGAGGTCACGGATGAGATTCTTTACGGCAAGAAACATGGGTGGACCGTTGCTGACGGGTGCCGCATGTATTTGTCTGAGAGGAAGCCCCATCAAATTAAAGATGCCTTGTATCACACAGATATTCTATGCAGATATTGCGCCGACACTCTCATGTCTAAAGTAAGTCGGTACCACTCCACGGTGGCAAAGATGATTGAGGTCAGATTGAACGAGGGCGTGGCAAACTCGACAATCAACCACCATCTAAAGGTTCTTCAGAAGATATTGAATGATGCATCCAAGATTTGGAAAGACGAAGATGGGAATGCTTACTTGGACGCAACTCCAGTTATTAGGCTTTTGCCTGTGGATGCAACTGAGGGCCACCCCCTGGCGTTGCTGCAAGAGAACAAATTATTCAACCTTCTTCCAGAGTACTTGAGGGATGCTGGCAAGTTCGTTATGAATACTGGGCTGCGTAATTCAGCGGCGGCTAGGTTGAGGTGGGAATGGGAAGTCGCCATTCCCGAATTAGGAATAACTGTGTTTGATATCCCTCTGAAATTCAAAGGGGAGCGGGTAGTGGGGATCAAGAATGGTCGCCCTCATCGTGTGGTATTAAACTCTGAAGCAAGGGAGGTTGTTGAGCGGCGCAGAGGCATCCATCCAGAATTCGTACTCACTAAACCCCGCAATCAGGGAGAGGTTCCTTTCGACTCTTGCAGGGGTCTTTACACCACCAGTTGGAAAGAGGCGGTGAAGAAGGCTGGCCTGAGAGACTGTCGCGGGCAAGGAAATCATTTCAGGATCCACGATTTGAAACACACATTCGGTTCGCGTCTGAGAGCGATGGATGTTCGGCTGGAGGATCGAAAGGATTTGCTAGGTCACACCAACGGCGACATCACCACTCATTACTCGGCGGCGGAGACAGAATCTCTGCTAAATCATGCTGAGAAAGTTGTTTTGTGGAAAAACAAAAAACCATTAATGGCGGCGGTCAGTTCCGTCACACAAAGAACCATAGGGGAAACGATATGAATGGGGTTACTATCACACATACGATATGTGAACGACAATATTGGGAGAGGAGGCGGTCGCCTAACGCAGGAAGTTTTTACTTCGCAGTTGGCTTCTTGCGTCGCCTTCTCTCCCTTTCGATAGGATATAACAAATCTTGTGGAGTTTGCGGGAGAAGCAAGCACGGCTCACATTTTAAGTGGAAGAGTGGCGCACCCGGTCAGAGGCCCACATGTAATGATTGCGTTGAGAAATTAAAAAAGGGAGAGCAAAAAATGATGCAGGACACCTCTATAGATGCTTACCATAGCGTGGACCATAAAAGTTTGGAGAAAAAGGTATTGTCGCACCTTGCCTTATATGCGGATGGGGCAACTTGTGACGAGTTGGAAATAGCAATGAACGGGCGTCACCAATCTATATCGGCAACCCTGACACATGCAAAGAAGAAGAGGTTTATTGTCGATAGCGGCGAGAGGCGACCCACTCGCTCTGGGAGACAGGCCATAGTCTGGGAACTTAATAACAACAAAGGTGATGCGAATGAAATTTAGAAAGCACTTCCAGCGAGACTTATCGATGGCAATAGCGTTCTTGAAAGATGAAGAAACTCTTCAGTCCCAAGCGGACTCTAATGGGATTACGAGAGAGAGGGTGAGGCAGGTCGTGAATCGAATGCTGAGAATGGCTGGAATGCCTAAGTCAGCGGGGGATAAAACATACAAACTCCGTAACCTCAAAGGCGACCCAGAAGCAATTGCCTCTATCCGGTCTTTGATCCCGTTATAATATCCCATTCAATGTCAGTAGTGTGGTCGGAGTCTCGACTGACTTCGACCTCCTGCTTGATTTCCTTCGGCATCATAGCCAACGCCGCTCGAACATATGTAGAAACATCTTTCTCTCGGCACATTTCAATCGCCTCTTGACCATGCACCAGCCAATCAGCAAGAAATGCGTCAACGAATGCTGAACTCATCTTGTCTCTTGATCCGACAGGTCTTCCCTTCCGATTAATTCTTGGGTCATTTTTTAGGAATGGGCGACCCGGACCCTTCTTCATTGAGAAATCGTTAATCATCTTAAATCCTCTGGGAGATGCTCCATGATTTCAGTTCTGAACTGAAAGGTTTCTGGAGATGAATCGCTAAATGTCCCGCTTTCAGACAATTTCTTGAAGCATACGGCCAATTTTCCTTTCAACGTCTTTACTGACATCAGATGTTGTTGGAACTGCCCCGTTGTCATTGTCTTAATTGGCGCAACCTTCATGTCATCTCCCGTTTCCACACTTAAATTGTTTTCATAAAATTCAGAACTCATCTTCATCTATCTCGAATTTCTATCTTGTCGAGGAAGTCGGGAAGTTCCATCTTCTCATACTTCCTACACAAGTACTTCGTAGAAAGTTCCATCATATCGTAATCACCATCATCAACATCGTGCAACACGATTAATCCACGCCATGTCTCCCGCGCTTGGGGTCCGAGGTAATTTTCTGTATGCAGATAATATGATCCTGCCACCAAGGCGCGTTGAACTTGCCCGTTGGGCAATGCTCTCGCGCTAACTTCTTTACCTTGGCGATGTCCCTGACATAGGCTCAATCCAACTCTGGCTAATAAACTCTGCGCGGTCCCCCCATACGCTCTACCTGTGAAAGGCTGGTAAAAGGCATGAGTAAACCAAACGTTATTCAAACTGAAAACTTCCCGGTAAGGGTGTGCGATCCATCCCTCTACATCTAGATGGTCCAGACCCAGAAGGTTTTCCAGAACGGGATTGTCGTTCACATACCGAACAAGTCGCTCTTCATGGTTGCCAAAAATATAATGGAATTCAGGCAACTTCTTGATTCCTTTAAGGCTCTTCCAGAATAACCGCATAGCCTGGTTTCCCGCTGCTATGTCGTTAATTACCCTCTTGCCTTCAACTTCTTTGCGAGAAGAGTACGAACTCAAGGAGGGAAAGTCCCAATGGTCACCAAGGTGTACAACATGCGTAGGCTTGTAATCTTTGATGGCCCTCGCGGCCCACCTCATATGATCAATCGGAACTTCGGGTTTTACTTGCGTATCCGGTATTACCAGAATTCTCACTAATCTCTCCCCCACATGGGATTTTCTTGAGAAGCGTTGTAATAGACATAATCATCCCCCTAGGAATCCGATTTAGACCTGACCAGCATCCGGTATCGGGTAAGTGACTATTCGCCAGAACGACGAAGTCATGTTTGAATTTCGGTTTCTCAACCAAGTAACCAATCGTGTGAATAACCCACGCGGGCTTCTTCACATAGATTTGCCAGCCACCCTCCTCTTCGGCGTCAACCCATGACACCATTACAAGATCGTGGCGGCACGCCTTCATTTCTTTCGCTTCTTAGCCTTCTCCAGCGGGCCGGGTAACAACCATCCTAAAATCATGGGAATTACGATTATTAAAATAAGTAACCAGCCTCCCATGCTTACGAGATCCCCTAAGAGGGTCCAGAAATTATCGGGCGCACAATTAGACGCTGTAGTCATGTTCTCTCCTTTCGATGGGGCCATCAAGTCTACACCGGCACTCATTACAGAGGCAGTCAGACCCCCAGCGACCGCCGGCACAAGGGCACCCGAACTCAATGCAGATGCCGCACCGGCAGCCACCGTCGTAGCCCCCCCTATGAGAGCCGCCTTTTTCCAGATTTGGCACCCCGCCAGACACGCGCTAAGTCCTATAATTATCAGTAAACGCAGTGAAATAATCTTTATCTGTGATCTCGACATTTTTATCGCTTGCCTCTCCGTATCTCCACGCGTTCAAGAATGCTCTCCAATCCCCTTCCGCTTGTTTCCAAACAAGTAGCAATAATTTTTTGCCAACCTGTCGGTAAAGTTTCCTATTAGAGGGGCTGGTCAAATCCCCCGCTCCCCCATAATCATATCGCTCTTTATACCCTTCCATATCTGGCTCTTTCCCAAACTTTAGAAACAGTCTTCCCTGCTCTATGAATCTATCAACATACTTTGCCTCTTCTTCGGTTAGGGTTAACTGGTCCTTCGCGGAGTCCATTAATCCCTTAGTGATCTGCAAGGGGCCATACGCGCTTGACCCATCCTTGGGGGCGAAGGAAGTGCGAACAAATGGCTTCAATCTATTTAATCCTCGAAACTCTGCTTTGAATATCCCCTTGTACAGATTATCCGCAAGGCGGCTATCTTCCCCGCTCTCCTTAACCATAGATTGCAGAGACGTAACGTCATCGTTATCTTCAATTTCTGTTGAAGCGCCAGCATTACTTATGAAGGAAAACTTCGACTCCTCCTTCTTTTGGGTGGGTTTATCACCCCATAGGTCATACATTCTCTTGGCGACTCCATTCTTTAATATAATGAGTCGATCAAGTTCTTCGCGCCTCTCCAACGGACTAAGTTCAGAGTTACCAATAACCTTCATTTGCTTATTTATTTTTCCGATATACGTCGAAGCGTTGTTATAAACCTTGTGCCACTGAAGCAGTTCGCCCTTCTCCGCAAGCAGAGATCTTTCCTCCTCCACCAGTCCCTCTCGCCTATAATGATTGTAATCAGCCTTGGCGTTATTAACCTTCTTCAACTGTTCATACAGGAACGTCATGGGGAGGGTGTTGCGTAATGGGCTTTGTGTTATGTACCCCCCAACAGGAATCACTCCGTACATCTGGTCTAATCTCTTACCCTCCAACTCCTTAAAGGACTCAATTGGGCTATACACCGTTTCCACCGCTCCGGGTATAACAGAGCCTAGCCAACCAAAGTATCCCTTTATCAAGTGATCAGCCTGAACGGGAGATAAAAAATTATCACCGGGCAACTTATCAATTAGTTCTGAAGTAAACACCGCAACATCGGAGGTGTATTTGTACTTCATATTCGTTTTAGAAATGTTACTGATCCGCCAGCCCAGAGATTCAATCGGTCGGTCCCTAAAACTATCTTTATTCGTGGCTACTTCCAATGCTGGCTTAAACGCTTGGAAACGCCAATCGAATGCCAACTGATCATGCAAGATAGACAGGACTCGTTCTCTCACAAAATTTGGATTAGGGCTTTCGTTAATAAAATTTCTGGTAAGAGTTTGGGCTACTGAGGCTATTGCCCCAATCTCGAAAGGCTTTGGAATTAAGAACCAACCATCAGAAAATGGAATTCTAACCGGCCAGTATGTTTCTTTTTTCCAATTCTCCATGACCTGATATTCTTCATCGTCCTCCATTCCCAATTCATAAAGGACGCTTGCAAGGGCGATGGTTCCGACAACCCCGAACAGTCTATTTCTCAATGTTTTGTCCCTAGCCGTTCGCCCCAACTTGTCCAAGCCTTGTACGCGGGCATTGAGGAATGAAATACCACTTATAAAATACTGAGTCGCTACCCACCCACCATGTGAGGAAAAATTTAAAAGATCACGGGCCTCAAACTGCGCTTGCATGTTCCCGACCTCTCCTACACGGTTCATGTAGAGAGCGACGCGGTTAGCATTCTCCAGTCTATTTCCGAAATCCTGGTAAGCGTCCCACCCTTTCGCTAAGAAAGCAGCGCCCTTTTTCCCCGTGTCGAGTACACGCTCCTCCACTTCTTTCTCGGAAGAAGGCCATCCTCGCTGAACCTGCTTTCGACTAAGTTTAACGGTGCGCCTAAGAGCGGAAGGGTCGTCATGCAGGTAGCCCATTACAAAGGCTCCGCCACCAGCAATCATATTTTGATAAACGATACTGTCTTTTTTGGTATTCGCCATTCCCTTAGCAACGTTCCCAAACACGTTATAGGACATCTCACCAACAGCGATGGAATGCAAGGCGTCGCGAATAAGGTTTCTACTCTTGAATGCCGGACTAGCCGTGACGCCGTAAGTGAACACTCTCTTAAACTTAGATAATGTATTCACACCCGGCAACTGCCCCGCGCTCCAATTCATTGCGAGAAGGGACTTAAGAACCATTTGGTCATTAACTTCGTACCAAACTTTTTTCCCACCTTTCAAAACATAAATATAGTTATCATACTTGTCAGACTTTGCTTTCCGTTTTCCAAATTCAATCTTTGGGACTTCCTTATCTGGAACTAGATTAGCCGCCCCATGAATGACTGCCGCATCTACAGCGGCCACACCCGCTCTATTCTTCATAGAAGCGTTGAGGAGGGCCGCCCAATTCATCATTAGGTTCTCAAGAACATCATTTGTTTGTACTTCGCTACCCTTTAACCTATGGTGTGCAATAAATGCACTAAAATTTACAAAGTCTCCATTCATCGCGGGGCCGCGAACTTTTGTTCGACTACCCTCTTCGAACTCCCGATAGAATGGCAGATAGAAATCAGTTAACAAAGCGTTTGCATCCTCTTGGCTAATAGAACCAGACGAAACCGCTAACTGAACAATGTCCTTTTGGAACTTTCCCAACGCCTTCATTTTCTGGGCGTATAAAAGAGTGCGGCTCTTCCCTGTTACGGTTTTCCCTTTGCCGAGATTCTTGAGATTAGTGATGTCATCTTTTGTAAAGTGATGCTCCCTCCCTTCATTCATTAATTGACCCGCTCTATGTCCCACAATCCAAGAAAGGAATCTATCAACCTCGCCCTCAAGGGATTCAAGCACGTCTAACAGACCTTCGCTTCCAGGCTGGAGAAGATACCCATCAAACTTGCCGTCACGCGTGGTCTCCATAGGCCGTCCGAAGTTGAGAACCGCATGTAACAATCCATGAGCATTGTCCGAAAGATGCATCATCTGCCACGCAGTATTCCCCTCTTCTCCCAACAACGCTTTAATACCTCGGTATCGATCAACCGCGCCTTGAGTCGCCCATAAAGCCCATCTTCCTCTGGCTTGCTCAATGTGCCTCGATAATGCCCAGCGTTTTGTTCTGCCGTTAGTCTCATTGATCAATGCCAGTTGACGAGGATTAACGTCATTAGTGGACTGATCTGGGAGGGCAAACATAACTCTCTTGCCGCTAACTACCGGGGTAACCCGTTCCTTTAAGAACCCGGAATCAACCGCAACCCCTTCAGACTCAACAATAATTCGATAGGTCTTTCTTCGGTCGATGAAGATGCGCTTAATGTACGAGGTGTAGTTATCAATGCCGCGCCCAGCATCTAATCCAGTTATGTGCGCTGGCTTATGGCCTATACGGTGATTGATGTAGAACGACAGGGCGCTCTCCTTCGCTAACGAACCTTGACTGGCAAGCCTTATTGCCTTATCGAGATCTGATGGAAGAACCTGGCTCCTCTGGTCACCCATGTTGGAGAAATCCACCACCGGACCAAGCATTGATAATTTCGAACTCTCAATGGGAGTGAACCCAAACCGAATTGTCAGCATCGTATCTGAGTCTGCATTTACGAGATGCACGAAGCGTTCTGATGTTGCTCCATCCGTGCTGAAGTTAACCAACAGGCGGGAACTTTTAGGCAACTGATTAACTCGATCCTGTATATGAGAAAGCGCTTTATCTAATTTGACCTTGGCCTTCTTGTTCTCATGGGGCTGCGCTCGATTAGATGAGAATGCCTTATTCTTATGGAGTCCAGATAATCTCTTAATTAATATTTTCGGTCGCAAGAAGACATCATCCCTGCCCCGAAGAAGGTTGAGTAAGATGGCCGCCTCTTGTTCATCCAAAGTATCCAAACGCGGGTCGGCTTGAGTCAGGGAGAAAGCGACCCCGCTGTCAATAACAGTCTTGGGGTTAAGGCGTCCTTTATATGCTTGTCGCAAAGCGCCCTTGCTTACCCCAAGCAAATCATTCGAGGTTAAGACTATTCCCTTAAAGTACTGTGCAAGAAAGACTCGAATCTTTGCATATATCTCCCGCACAATCCCGATTTCTTGCGTGCTTGGATCGGTAACAATTTTGGCGATTACCTCTTCAATAAACTGCTCTTCATATTGAATATTAGGTGTCCCGTCCTTGTTATCCTTATCTAAGAAACTATAGGAAACACCAATGTCATCGAAGTACGGCTTGAGAGCCTTATCCCCACGTCGGGACATGAGTTGGCTAATGAGCGCGCCATAGGCTTTCGCCCCGAGCATTCTTTTGAGTCCGAAATGGACACCAACCTCATGCAACAGCGCCTCCCGACTCTCCCCTTCCGCTATATTTTCAGAAATTAAATAGGAGATTCCAGTTTCTTTATCGTACATCCCCGGCGGCGCAAAAATAGCAAAGGCAACATCTTGGTGCAGTTCTTCCGGGAGTTCAGAGACATTAGACAGAATCTTTAAGATCCCTTGAGCCTCTAGACTCTCAATATTTTTTGATCCAAAGGCCGCGCCTAGTTCGAGTCTGGTTCGATCAACAAAAAACCCGCCTTTGGCGGGTTCTTCTGGTTGGTAAACGACCTTTGATTGGTCGCCGAGAAGGTATGCTACTCGATCAGTTTTGTCAGTTCTTCTGGAGTCGCGTCCAGGATCAGCCTCTGATTGTGCGCTACGTCCTTCTCCATCCTGTCTTCGAGTTCCTCGGAGTACATGGTCGAATCCCAAGTCTGGACGTTTTGTGGCGAGGAGTCTTCTCGCGGCTTGTTCATAATCTGTTGCCTCTGATTTTGTATTGTCTGCGCCAAGAATAGCGAATAAATCTTTTTCATGGTACCAAATCAACGCTTGCAGGTCGGCTGTCGTTGCGTTTATTCCGTCTTGAGATAAAGCATCCTTAACCTGCGCCATGACTCCGCGCATAAACTTACGCTCTGCACCGCCTCTAGGCGCATCTTGTAAATTATTATGAACCTCATGCAATCTTTTAATTAAGTGCTTGTCATCAGTAGTCTTTGCAAACGAAGAGCGCGACCACTCGCCCGTAAATTCTGCCGCCCATTGAAGTCTCAATTCTTCGTTAGCGATTAGTTCCCGCCGATTGTATCCCATCAAAAGGGGCTTAACTCGTTGAGCGTCCTTTAACATCAACATCACGTTATTTTGCGTGTTGATCAATTGGGCGACATTTGATGACCTCAATAAATTACCAGTGATTCGGTTCCACGTTCTAGAGAACCAAAGGTCTGCTGTTAGTGACTCATAATGCCCATTCAAGTTGCCAAAGAAACTTCCGATTTTAGGACCAAGCACAAGAGCGCCGCGCCCCTTGTGTTCCTTGAGTTCCCCGCTGACTTTATAACCCCTCTCCGCAAGTTCCCTGACGGTGTACTCCCTTTCAAGGAAATCACTTAGAGCAGACAGTCCCTTTTCATCCACAAGTTTGGCAAGCAACTCATGGTTCAACTTCATTGCTTTAGTTGCTTTGCCTTTACCAAAGACTCTAATCCGTGGCTGATTAGTGCCCTCGGTATTGCGATAATGCTCATACTGCTCAACCGCGTACTGAAGGTTTTGATCAACGTCTGTGCTTTGAGATGTGATCGCAAGGAACGCCTTCATCATCATCGCGGAATGCTTATCGGTCAGCAACTCTGGATAGATAACGCCAAAAACCTCCATCATGTTCTGGACTTTCTCTTCATACCAGCCGATGGCATTAGTCTTCTTCGACAACTGATAACGAATCTCAGCGAGCAAAACCTGTGCGATCTGGTCCCCAGCCTGTTCCGAATGATCATGCGGGGCAATACGACCTTGCTCTCTAGTTCTTTCCTGCAACCAAAGAGCAACATCGCGATTCCTGATCGCGCCATTGATTCCAGTTCCCTCAATCACCTCGCCTTGCTCTGCCGAAAACAACCCAACAGTGCTTACTAGGCTCGATCTATTCGAGGGTAACTCATCAGAAGGCATTAGCGGGAAAGACGCAACAATGGAGTTGCCCTCTATCCGCACACCAGTCTTGCTTGGCGTAAAGAACTTACTAACCGCCGCCCTGTATAGATTCTTCTGAGCGTCACTTAACTCTTCAAGTTGCGGATTGACCGGACCGAAGGGGCTGGTATTAGTACCTTTGCTCTTGGGGAGTCGGAATTTTACATTTTGAGCGCCTTCAGCCAACCCCTGAACAACAGGGCGAACTTTGGACTCGATCCATTTCTCTAACTTCTCAGCAGAGAGGGCAAACAGCAGTCGTTGACCGCCATCCCCTACTCGCCCATAAATGGTATTTTCGGCAGAATCAACATACTCCTGAGAAACCCGTAAGTTGCCATCCTCCTCCGCAAGCCCTTCGGGCATTGCAAGTTCTGGATTGGCTAAAAGAGTTTCTTGAATTTCAATAAGCCGATCAGAATCTGCGGCGAGTTCAAGAGCGAACGCTGGATCTTCCCGCATCGCTTGATTGGTGCTTTCAATTAACTCAACGGCAACTACCTTTTGCTCTTGGGCAATCTGTTCATCTATTTGCTGCTCTTGAGTCTGCTCGTCTCCCCTCGTCGCCTCTTCAAGTGTAGCGCCGTACTCTTGAGCGAGTTCAAGGTAGGCGTCGTGTCTGTTATCAATGTATTCGAGTAGATCTGAGAATCCGGCTTCGCGAATTTGATCCCTGAGACTTTCTCCATATGGGTCGCTAACCCAGTCTTGAGTGATTGTTTCTCGGCTGGCGGCGAAGAATTCTGTTTGGAAGCCATATGTTTTCCCAAGTTGTGCTTGCAGTCTGCCCAGTCTACGGGCTAATTGACTTTTGTTTAATGAGTCATTATGAATGGTGTATTCAAGATCACCAATTCGTACCAGTTCGGACCCCTCACCAACGATGCGCTTAACTTCTCGAAATAACTTTCCGAATTGAGACTCGTTAAGGTTCTTTGTTGACTTGAGGTATCCGCCAAGAGAGGTTGTGTCTGCTTCAATATCCAGTGACGAACTAGGGCGGAATGTGGTGACCGAATCCTGACGGTATATAAGCATTGCAGCAAGAGCATATACCTTTGCTACCAAGTCAGAATCTGAAGATGGGGACAGTGCAAGTATGTTGGCGGGAGTAATAACCTCGCCCTCAGCCCTCTTTCCAGAGACGCCCTGCTTTACGAATACCTTTGCGATCTCTCCAAGAAGGCCATCTCTGTTGCCAGTGCTGATAATATTAGAAGCGGCAGCGTGAAACTTCTTTAAGAGAGATCCCTTTAACTTAGCGACACGGGACATGCCAGGAGAAGTCGCGCTTGGTCTAGTCCCAGAAACCACATGGCGACGCGGAGCGGGCCTTGACGTATCCTTACTTTTTACGGCTAATTTAGATTCTTCACGGAGCCTCTGCACAGAACGTTTAAGCAGCGCCAACTCACGCTTCTTCCATTTGCCGGTTGTTGTTGTTTTTGCAAGGTAGCGGTCAAGACCCGCTGCGTCTATCTCAACTTTGCCATCCTTGCGGGTGACAAATTTTTCCTCTATAACTTTTAAGTTATCAGCAACACGGCCCTCCGGCGTCTCTTCTCCACGGGATCTTTCTATGGCCGCTTTAAGAGAACTTCTCTCAGAAGTTCTTGCCGACTCTATTTGCGAGTCTTCAATCGCCTCCGCATCCATCTCTTGAGCGAAGTCGAGATACTCGTCAATCGTATAGTCCTGAAGGCGAACCGTGCCCAATCCAAAAGAGCGGCCATCCGGACCCGTAAGAATTATTTCTTTGTTTTTCGGCTTTAAGGAATAGCCAATCTTTTTAAGAACGGCATTCAACCTAGCCATGCTATTAGGGGACTCTAATGCGGCTCGGTAGTGAAGAACGTCCTCCCTTTTTGTTTGCCTATCTCCAGCGGGTTCACCCCTTCCCCTTTCTGTGGGAATGTTAAAGCGCCTAATCGTTTTGCTAAGAAAAGGAACAGTTACGCTAACCCCGTCCTCTGTTTGCTTTGCATCAATCTCACCTTCAGAAGGAATCCAAGATAATGCGCCTTCGTTAAAGCCCTTTGTAGCGCGAGTAGTCTTAGCGGGATCAGTCTTTTTAGACTCCTCAACGCGAGCCTCTCTATGGCCCTCATCGAACCCCTCTTCATAAGACTCCATCCCCCTTTCTTGATCGATCTGTCCGAGCCTAACGGACGCGGCTTGAGAGAAGGTGTCTACTCGTGCGGCGGTGGGGGTTGTTGCTGTAAATTCCGCCCGCTGGATATTATCCATCTTAACAATGATCTGCCCCCTCGCTGAATTACCACGGGAGACAACATCTTTGGATGGGACGGTAATGCGGACTACTTCAGTTCCGGGTCTTTGATCTATTCCAGTCTTATCTAGGCTCCCAAGCCCGTAGCCGCTGAGTCTGCTTAATGTGGCTACAGATACTGGAGCCTCCCCCTTAGTTCGCCTTTCCTTTTCAGCACGAAGAGCGGTACCATCAGCGACTAACTGGTCATAAGCCGCTATCCCAGACGGTCCTGATGCTCGTCCGCTCAGAACGGCTTCTTCGTGTCCTGCGGCTTTTGCTTCGTTTTCTTCTACAAGCGCAATGTGACTATCTAGTTGTTCATCGCTTTTTTCTGAAACCGGGGTTTTGTGTTTATCAGCCAGGGGGGGCCATTGAGTAACATAATTTGGATCAAGAGGGTTGGTCAAACCAACTCCGGTCACATCCCCTATCAGTAAATCTTTACCATCTGGCCCAACAACAGCAACTGAATCAGTATCTTCACTTCTTTTGGATACTTTAGTTCTTAATGGATTACCATTTCTGTCATATACAATAATCC